GGCCTCGACGCCACCACCTCGACCAGCTTCTGCTCTGCCGGTGTGAGGCGCTTCACGTCGCCGCCGACGTCGGCGATGCGCTTCTCGAGGACCGCCTGCACAGCGGGCATCTCGACCACCTGCGCCGGCTTCAGAACGTCGTCGACCTCGCGGTAGAGGGCCTTCGCCTGCGCGCGCGACGCCTGCTGCGCCGCCTGCAACGACGCCAGCACCTTCTCCGATACGACGGCCGCGCCCTGCGCATCCATCGCCGCCAGACCGTCGTCGATGGCCTTTGCCGTCTCCACGATCTTGCCCTCAAACGCCGCCTTTTCAGCGCCGCCGAGCTGCGAGCGCACCAGCGCCGCCACGTCCTTGATCTGCGGGCTGTCGGCCAGCACGTCCATCGGCAACTCGACGCCGAGAACCTGCTGCGCGTCGACCGCCTCGGGGCTCACACGCGCGGCCTCGATGAGCTCGGCTTGCGCCTTTGCGTCACCACGCGACGCGGCAAGGATGCGCCCGCCGACAGCCTCGTCAGGCATCGGGGCAGCGGCAACGGCAGCCGGCGCGGGGACGGCATCGGCCACCGCTTCGACAGCACGGGCACCACGCAAGCCCTGTCGGGCAGCCTGAACCGCAGGCACAAGACCGCCGGTCGCTGTTGCAAGGGCCACCTCGGTGGGGTCGACGCTGCCGCCGGCAGACGCCTGCGCAGCCTCGAGGCCAAGCTGGGTCGCGCCTTCGGCCAGCATGGCGCCGCCGATGGTCGCCGCCCGACCAGCGGGGAGGAACGCGCCGACGTTGGCCACAGCACGCGGTGCGTCGGTCAGACGCAGACCGGGCTGGAAGCTATACCGCTGGCCGTCATTCGGATCGACGAACGAGGGATTGCCCTTCTCGTCACGTTCGATCTTGATGCGCGGGTCGTTCGCCGCCAGCATCTGCAACTTCTCGTCGTCGCTGGCTGCCATGATGCCCATCGAGCGGGCACCAGCCACGAATGGACCAATGGGCGTCCCCATGGCTGCGGTCTTGAGTCCTGACACCAACTGTTCGCCAAGGCCAGCGCCAACGCGCGGCGGGTCGGGCATGACCGACACCAGCTTCTGAAACGACGGCGACATGGTGATGTCGCTCGCAGCCTCCGTCGTCGCGGTGCGCCGACCGGCGCCGGTGACGGCCTCGCTGATGGCGGCGGGGAGGTTCGCAACCTGTTCGGCGGTCGGCATCGACGGGAGAACGTCGGCGACAGCACCGATGGCGCCACCGACCACCGGGATTTGCCGTGCGGTGTCGGTCAGCGTCTTTTCCGTCCGCCGCAGCTGAAATCCGGCCGGAACGGCGTACTCGCCGCGCTCGACGGCGAGCTCCATCTCGATGGCGTCGTCTGGCGACATGCGCCCTTCGGCGTACGCCTTCAGCGCACCAGGAGGCACCAGCGGCAGCCCCTCAGGCTCGCCCGCAGGCGGGGCGCCGGCAGGCATTGGCGTAGCCGCCACGGCCGTCGGAGCGGCTGCCATAGGGACAGAGGCGGGCGCAGGCTCTGGTGCTGCACCAGACGCGGTCCGGCGCGACGCGGGCGCCATCTGCTGGCCGACCGCCGTGCGACGGTTCGTCAGTCGCCGGGCAACGCGACCGTCGCCGCCAGCCAGCGCACGCAGCGCCGCTGCCTCGTCACCGCCGGACGACGAGATGGTGTCCCGCAGACGCAGCGCCGCCGCTTCGATCGCGTTCTCGCGCGACAGCGTGGCATCCAGCCCGTACTCGTTCTCGATCCGCTTGGCCTCTTCCTTCGGCAGCGGCTCATCGACAACGGTGGCCAGAAGGTCGACGGGCACGCCGACCTTCTTCGCGTAGGCTTCTGCGAGGCGGCGATCTTCCTCGTTCATGGGGCCTCATACTTGGTGACGAAACCGGGCTGCTGACCGCGCGCGCTTCGCCGGCTGGCGGTCGGCTTGGTCTTGCTGATCTGCTTCATGACGTCTTGTAGCGTCGACCCAGTGCCGACGACGACGCCACCGATGCTCATCGGGGCCTTCGCCGGGCCAAGGCCGCCGTTCTGCGCGATCCACTGGGCCTTTGCGTCGTCGATGGCGGCAGCGCGGCGGGTCTTGGCCTCGAAGTCTTCTGCCCACTTGGCGACGAGGCCGAAGTTTCCTTCAGGGTCCGGGTACAGCTTGCGCTGCTGCCGGTAGTCTTCGTCGGTCAGTTTGTTCCCAGACTCCTTCGCGCGGCGCTGGATGTCATCGTCGACCAACTGCATGTATTTCAGGCGGGCCTGCGTCATCGGGCCTTCGGTGCCTGCGACGCGACTGGCGATTTCACGACCCGATCCGACGATGCCCTCGTTGCTGATGCGTGACACCGTGTCGCGCTCGGCAGTACGGAACGCGGACACCACTTCGGCCGCCTTGTCGGCCTCGGCTGTCTTGACCTCGGCGCTCAACGCCGCGTCGGTCATCAGGCCCTGCTGCTTCTCGCTGATCTCGATGTCGGCACGGCGCGCAGCGTCGAGGCGCGCGGCCACACGTTCACTCAGCTCGCGCTCTTCGAGCCCCAAGCGGCGCGATTCGATCGCCGACTGGTCACGCAGTCGCTGTGCCTGCGCTTCGGTCAGCTTCAACTGCGCCGCCAACTGCTGCGCGGCGATCTTCGCCTCCTCAGCCTTGATCAGCGCCTCCTGCGTCTTCACGTCGGCCTGCGCTTCCGCCTCGCGGGTCTTCGCCGGCTGCATGGCAAGAGTGCCGTAGGTGGCCTCGAACTTGTCCGGCCCCATCTGCTGCGCAAGGAAAAGCCCCATGGTGGTCTTCGCCGCCTCGGGGTTCGCCTCGACGAGGGCAGCGTTGTCCTCCATGGCCTTGGCGCGCGCCTCGTTGCCGCTGTTCCGCCACGCCTGCGCGTTGCGCCGCAACATGTCGGCCGCTGCCTTGGTGTCGCCCTGAAGCGCGGCGGCGTAGACCGGCTGCGCCTGCTCGATGAGCGCCGTCTTCTCCTGATCGGAGAGGCCCTGAAGGCCCACCTTCAGCTTCTCGGCCAGCTGCGGGTACTTCACCGCCAGCTGCGCCACGGCCTGCGGCGTCTTCGCAGCGGCGAGGTCTTGCGCCATCAGCTGCTGCTGCGCCATGTCCATCCGCGCCTGGTTCGCCTTCGCCTGCGCCACGGCGGGCTCGATGACCAGCGCGTCGCCGAGGCCCTGCCCGACCTGCAAGCCAGACATGATCGACTGCGCCGGGTTGGCCGGAGCCGTGGCGATTCCGTAGTTGACCGGCTGAACGACCGCCATCAGAGTGCCCCACCCGTTGCAACCTTGCCCAGCAGACCAGCGCCCATGCCGCCGGCCTGCAGCCCGTAGTCGATGGCCTGCTGACGGCCCTGCATCCGCGCCTGCTGCGCCCCGAGGATGCCGCCAGCGCGGTACGCGCCCTGCGCCCCGAGAACGTCGGCGATGGAGCCAGCGTAGCCCGCCTGAAGCTGGCCCGTGCCCATCATCGTGGACTGCCCGATGCCGGCGAGGTTGGACGCCGCCGACTGACCAGCGCCAGCGAGACCACCCAGACGTGCGTACTGCTGCTCGATGAGCGACGAAAGCAACGCCGGGCGGAACTGCGCCAGCGCCGCCTGCGTGTTGCCGCCGCGCAGCCCGCCGGTCGCCGAGGCGTTCTGCAAGATGGCGTTTTCGCCCTGCTGGAGCATGGCCGCGAACTGCGGTGACTGCTCAAGCATGGCCACCGCCTGCTGCTGCGCCTCGGGACCATCAAGCCCCGCCAGCGCCCGCTGCATGGCGACAGCGTCGACGCCAGCGCCCTGGAACGCGCCGAGGCCACCGACGCCCCGCTCGCCAGCCTGCATGTAGGGCTGCGCGCGAGTCAGCTGCTGGTCGAAGGCGCTGGCCAGCGTGGCCTTCTGTTCCTCGCCAGACTTGACCTGCACGTTGACAGCCTTGTTGATCTCGCGGGCGCTGTCCTCGCCCATGCCGCCGGTGGCCCAGTTGATGGCAGCGGCGCCGCCGCCCAGAAGAGCCGCGTTTGCGCCGACCGTGACGAGGATTCCAACGCCGCTCATTCAGCCTCCGTTGACCGCGAGAGCCTGCCGGTAGTCTACCGTCACTTCCTCGCCCGCGTCACCTCCGACGCACCCTGCGATGCGCCGTGTGGCGACCAACCAGATATCACCGTTTTCGGCCTTGACAAAGGCCGCATTCGGCGTGCGTGCGTGATTGGTGTAGCGCCCCAGTGGTGTCCGCTTCCCGTCGACGCGGGCCGGCCCGATGACCTCGCCAGCGTCGGCCGGCGCCGACAAGAACACGCCGCGTCCTTCGATGGGGGACGGGCGAAGCGTGACCTTCGGCCAGCCGTCGGGCATCGGCACCTGGTCACGGTCGTCGAGGCTCATGGCCCGCACCTCATCCGTCGTCCAGCCGGCTTCGCGGCAGAACTGGATGAAGTCGGCCCGGTCCACCTCACGCGCGGCTGCGTCGGCCTGCGCCTTCTGCGCTGCCGACATCGTGAACACCGCCGACTTGTCGAACATCAGCGCCTCAAGTGCGTCGATGTCCGTCTCGTCGGTGGCAACAACGTTCTGCCAGACGCAGTCGGACAGCGTGAACGCCACTTTGCGCCCCGGTCCCGACGTGTAGAGGTAGGGCGCATGGAGCACCTTCACGCTGCCGTCGTCGTCGAGAAGCGCCAGTGAGCCGCGCAGGAAGATGTTGAGGTGCGGCGCGCGGTGGTGGTGCCCGACGACGAGGGAGAACGCCGGAAGATGCACCTCGCGAACGTACACGCCCGGTCCGAAGTGATGGATGACCGGCGCGTCACCTTGTGGCGCGTCGATGAGCTCGGCCTCGATGCGGTCGGCGACGGACGCCGACGCGAGAGCCGTCTCGCGGGCGCGGACGAGGTCGCTCACTCCCAGTATCCATCGAAGTCGACGAGCGCCGTCACTTCCTGCGACGCCGTCGCGGTGCCGATTCTGAAGCGCGCCACCGTCGCGATGAACTCACCCGGCCGGATGACGACAGGCGTCGAAAACACGGTGTCGATCGTGCGGTCGTAGAGCGCGCCGATTGCCGCGCCGACGGGGGCCGTCATCGCACCCAGCACCTTGCGGCGTGGCGCGTGCGCGGTGTTGTTGGTGAATGATGCCGTCTCCGCCGTGCCGAGTGACGCGTTGGTGTGGCCGTAGGCCAGCTGCCAGATGAGCGTCGTCGGCGTCGTCGCGACAGCTGCGCCGGTGTTGATCGCCGTGATGCGCACGCCGGTGAGCACGAGGTTGCGGCCCGTGAGGTTGATCGTCGGCGTCGGGTTCTGGAACGACGTGAAGATCATGTCGCCGGCAGCCGCCACGTTTGTGGCCTGCGCTGTGCCCACGACGATACCGCCGAGGCCCACGCCAGCCGCAAGGGCAGCGGTGTTGCTGAGTGCCGCCGTCGTCGGGATCGCAACGTTGTTCACGTTGGCAGCGCTGCTGCCCATCGTGCCGCCGTTCTGACCCATGTTGGCGATGCGTCCCTGCGCCGACGCGACGACGGGAGCCGGGCGGTTGGCGCTGACGTCGAGGAGCGACACGCCGACACGCGCCACGCGCATCGTGTTCGTGTTGGCGACGGCGCCCGTGTTGTATTTCATCAGGAAGACGGGCTGAGACGCGCCGAGGAACGGCACCGCGTTGCCCGTCGGGATGTTGACGGAACCGAGGAACACATCATCACGCCAAAACTCGACGTCACGCTCGCCGACGATGATAACGTACTTGCCCATCTGGCCGACGACGATTGAGCCGAACGGAAGCAGCACGCTGGACGTTTCCACGCCGCTGAACGCGAGCACGCCCTCGAGGCCGGCCGTCGTCAAGCGAAACCACACGCCATCGGTGGGGCGCGTCGTGGCAGCGGTGGGCAGGCCGAAGCCCGCGAGCCAGACCTCATTGGCGACGAGCGCCGCGTTGAACTGACCGCCCATGAACTCGACGGCGAGGGGCGCGGTGTTGGTCAGGGGGAAGTATTGCCACGTCCGCATGAAGGCGCCGTGCGCCGACGTGGTGCCCTGCACCGTCGAGAAGTTCAGCGTGCCCGCACCAGGCTGCGCGGCCGTGAGCGTGTTGAACGTGTACGCCCACAGCGACGTGTTCTGCGCCGAGGCGTTGAAGCTGTCGTCGAAGAAGACGTTGTCGACGCCGACGCGGAGGCGGAAGTCGGGCGACGTCTCGGGGCTCTTGAGGTAGGCGCTCCCCGTGATGGTGCCGGGGTCGTTCTCCGACATCATGCGCGCCTTGCCGGTGCGCGCGTCGTCGGTGGGCAGCGTGACGTTGAGGTTGAAGCCCGCGTCAACGTTGGCCTTGCCTGCGGTGCTGGAGCCGGTGGAAATCTGCGCCATGGGTCAGTCCCTCGTGTAGTTGATCTGATACGCGCCTTCGGCGTCGCCGTCGAGGCTGACCGCGATGAGCGTGAAGCCTACTCCAGCCGTGATGCTGCCGACAGCCACGGCGACGGGCGCCATCTCGAACTCGTCACCGTCGCGCGAGCCCATCGCGATGGAGGGCACGATCTTGCTGCCCGCCGAGACGCCAGCGTCGGCGACGGTGACGGTAACGGAGTCGGCACCGCCGGAAAACGTGGCGGTTGCGGTGCCAGTGACGACGGATGGTGAGATGCCGAGCACCGTACGGGCTGCGGCTGCGTCCGCAGCGGCCACTACAGACGCGCCAAACGTCGAGATGCCATGCACACCAGACGTCAGCGCCGCGTGCGTCGACACCGCAGAAGCCGCCGTGCCCGACGCATCCGCACCAACGTCCGCCGCGTCGAGGACGACCACGCCGGTCTGTCCGTTGACGCTGTCGACCGCGCCACCACCACCGCCACCTGGTTCCGACGCCCAGCCGTCGCCCGTCGACGTGATGACGTTGCCGGCGGTTCCAGGTGCAGGAAGGGGAACGTGGCTCACACGATCACCCACGAAGCGCCGGTGCTGACCACCGTCACCGACTGGTACTGAATCGCCAGCGTCGACGACGAGGCACCGTCAATCGTCTCGCCTGTCTGTGGCTGCACGATGACGGTGTTGACCCCGACGCGCTTGATGGTGAACGTCTGCCCGACGACGTCAGACGCAAGCGGAAGCGTCACCGTCGAGAACCCCGACACCAACACCAGCCGATCGGCCGCATTGATGGCGCCGGACGCCGTCAGCGTGCGCACGGGCACAGCGCCAGCCACCAGACGCTCAAACGTGCGCACCGTGGCGGGGTCTTTGCCGACCGCTGCCACCACTTGCGCGCGCGTGAGCCTCAGTGACGTCTGCGCCGTCGTCGTCATCAGAACTCCAGCGGTTCAAGCCGCGCCTCAAGGCGGGCGAAGGATGCGTGCGCCATCGACGTACCGCGAAACCGCTGCCCACGCCAGTTGCGCAGCGTACCGTTGCGCATCCACCGCAGCCGCTTGAGCGTGTCGCCAGTGCGGCCGGCGTCGACGTAGCGATCCTGCGACCACGTCTGTCCGTCCAGCGTGTACGACGTCGAGACGCGCGGGTCGTCGCCCACGTCCACCCGACCCGTCAGCGCCACCACCTCGAGTTCATGCAGGATGGCCCCGCGCCCCTCGTTGTAGATGAGGCCCGTCGAGAACTCCCACCGCACCTGCGCGCCCCAGTGGTGGGACGTGCGCTGGTCCATGTAGCCAACGCTGAACGACACCGGGTCCGCCACCTGCCAGCGGTTGTACGCCCACACGAAGTGTCGGCCACGGTAGGCCGCAAAGCCCGTCGTCGAGGACGTCAGCACGAACCACACCGCAGCCGAGAACGCCTGCGACGCCGTGCCGTCGAAGACCAGCGTGCGGTCGGGAAGGTGGATGTAGAGGTGCTGGTGCGCGTTGTCGTTGCGCACCTCGACGACCGTCAGCGCAAGCTGCGCTTCGGTGTAGCTGGCGAGGATGCGGTCGATCTCGACGGTGCTGATCTTCGTCGCCGTGCCGCTCGCCGCCATGTAGACGCCGGGCGCCTCATTGTTGCCGCCGCCGACGAAGGCCAGCGCGTCCATGAAAACGGCTTTCGCGTGCGTGCCGATGCACCCCTTCGGGATGTGCGCGCCCTCGATGCGCTGGAGCGGGAAGCCGTCGCCGCCGACGTTGTCGAACACCTCGATGGTGTACCGCCCCAGCGCATAGAGTTCGTTCCGCAGCACCTCGAGCCCCACGATCGGGTCGGGGTTGATCTCGGCGCTGCCGTACTTCAGCGGGTTCACCGCAAACGGGTCGGTCAGCTCCGTCACCACGATGAACTCGCCGTCGGTGGTCACGAAGTAGCCATCGAGCCAGACCACGTCGATGGCGCGCCCCAGGTCAGCGTCAACGTTCTGCGCCAGCGTCGTGCCGTCGTACAGCCACAGCTGTCCATCCGACGCGATGGCGAGGTGGTCAAAGCTGTAGACCATGGACGCCGTCGAGGCTCCCCCGACGTCGCCGATGGTGACGACGTTGCCGAGGTTGTCGACGGTCACCAGCTTCGTCCCCATCACCCGGTAGACGACGCCGTCCCACTCAATGCCGCCGCGACACACGCCGGGCCCGGTGCCCGTCTCGACGAGGCCGTCGGCCGGACGCAGGTAGCCGGCGCTGATCCCGCTGTCCGTCGGCGTCGGGACGAGGTTGACCGGGTAGGCCAGACGCATGTCCGGCCCGCCGTCGGTGTAGATGCCCGAGAGGATGGGGACTTGCGCCATCGGTCAGCCGATCCGCCAGTTGGTGCCGTCGTAGAAG